TTCGTTCTCATTGCGGTTCTTAGCACAGCAATCATAGTGATTGGTATGCTATCCCTCGCTACGCCGGCCGTGACGTAAAGATCGATTCAGTCGAGAATTGATCTAGATCAGGCTGTTACATGGACTGGAATGTCATCCTCATGGAGGTAACATGAAAAGTCCAGTAGCACTCCTGTCTAGTCTTCTTCACGATGTGAAAAGATTAGACTCTGGCGTCAAAGGACTTGATCGTGATCTTAATACGATCAAGTTTCGTTTCGAGCACGAAGGATACGGTTTCCTAACCATATCCCTCCCTCGGTTCTGCGACTCTCTTGATAGAGGGTTAGCAGACGGAGAGTACACCTGCCCACTTGGTTTTTCCAAGAGGGGAGCGCTCCCGAAATTTCTTTCGGGTTTGCTCTGTGCTGTGTTCGATATTAAAACAGGCCTCATCTTAGAGAATCCCTGCGTGCATTCCGTAAAAGTTATACGGGAAGTTACGAGGGTCTTTAAGAAACTCATTTATAGTGAGTCTCGTGAAGAAATCCTTCACAAGGCTGCTGTGGATGAGTTCGAACTCTGCGATAATCTTATTCCTGATGATATCACATCAGCAGAAAAGGATTATTACTTAGTTCCTGTTTCGAAACTAGTTCTCCAAGGGTTGAATAAATATGACCCTAGAGAACTTCAAGCGAAACACGGGCCTGGAAGCGTTGCCGAAGGATACAGTCCAAACCAGAAGTGGAATGGACTCATAGCTGACATGGTTTTGTATGACAGCTATGCATCTTGGTACGGTTTCGACATCACGGTTTTCCGTGGTGCCGATAATCAGAGGAAGGTTTCCCCTTTCTTAACCGTAGAAGAAGGTACCTGTGGCACCGTCCCGACTGGCGTTGCTAAACTGATAAGTGTTCCCAAGAGCTCCGTAGCTCGAAGGACCATCTCAATGGAGCCCGTGCTGAAGCAATTTATTCAGCAAGGCTTGAATACTGTTCTTCGTGACTCAATATCACGTTGCCCAGTATTACATGAGTGTTTAGCATTAACCGACCAAGGTCGCAATCAACTTGCTGCCTTGTTCGGATCCCTTACTGGCCTACAAGCTACCATAGACTTATCGTCTGCTAGTGATAGACTTTCTCTACAACTCGTAGAGAAGATCTTCTCTAGTAAGCCTCTCTTCTTAGAGAGCCTTAAGGATAGCCGTTCTTCTGGAATAACCTTCGATAAAAAGAAGTTTACCCTGAAGAAGTATGCTGGTATGGGTAACGCTACTACTTTTCCCGTGCAGTCTGTGGCATTCGCTTTGCTCGCGATATGCTGCATTCTGCAACAGGATGGCTCTAAGCCAACCTTCGAGAATTGTAGGCGTGCCAGTCGATTACTTAGAGTTTTTGGTGATGATATCATCATTCCCTCTAAGTACGTCGCCAGCTTAGATAATTGGCTTACTTTTTATGGTTTAAAGATCAACCATAAAAAGTCCTTCTCTACAGGGCACTTTCGTGAATCCTGTGGAGTCGATGCTTTCAAGGGTCGGGACGTTACTCCGATCTATGTGAAAGCGTGGCCAACCCTCCAAACGGAGAGATCTAGCCTTGTGCCGCATCTAGTATCTGTCG